AAGTCGTTGGGGTATCGAATACGCCCCGTCACCTGGCCTGATACATACGTGGCAGAAAAATGACAGTCATGTTTGCCATAGTTTCGTGCGAGAAGGACCAGAAGCGCGGGTGCCACGATGCCGTGCGTAACACCTATTTAATTTATAAGGGCTACCACTTACACACGTTTTTTATGGGTGGAAATGCGGCCCCGAAGTGGCCTGATGAAGCTATTTTGATGGGCGTGAAGGACGACTACCACCACACCTACGAAAAAAATAACGCGATCATTCGCTGGGCGTTGGCCCGCGGCTGTAATCACCTGTTCACATGCGACGTTGACACCTATGTTGTGGTGCCGCGACTGCTGGCGTGTGAGTTTGAGGAACACGACTATATGGGCCATCGTTGTGACGAGGGCCATGCTGGCGGCGGGTATGGATATTGGCTGAGCCGGCGCGCGATGGAGATTTTGCGTGACGATCCTCCAAACGGCTCTGCCGCCTACAACGACTTGGGTATCGGCATGAAGCTGCTCGTCCACGGTATACCGGTTCATCATGACCCCGGGTTTGGAGACGGCTTTCTTACGGCACATCTTGGCGACAGCGTTAATAAGGTTTATGACCCGCAGTGGATGTACCAATACCACGAACGGTTTTTGGAGTCCCAGAAATGCGCATCCTGATTTTTAGCAAAGACCGCCCCATGCAGCTTGACGCTGCGCGAAAACAGCATCGACTGCCGTATGCCGGTCGGCGGGAGTTTTCATCTGAGTGATTATGGAAAGCCGTGGAGGGATCAGCACACCCCCAATGCTGATAAAATTCACCACGCTGGAATGTTCTTGGGGAACGCTCCGTTTGATCTCAGCAACAAGATCGACGCGGCTGTGGAAATCATGGAACAGGTCTTAACTCCCCATTAGGATGTAGGTGGTTAGATCGCCATATCGATCGAGTTCAACTCCAGGAGAGTTCCAATGGCTGCGAAAGTCACAAAGGAAACCACGAAATCCGCGAAATTTGCGGAAGGTGGCAACACGCATATGTTCGGTGAGCAGGAAGCTGGTGAAGCGAAAACCGGTACGACTGGCAAGCCGGACGAACACGGCCCCGGCGACAAGTTCGCTAGCGGCGGCAGCAAGAAAATGTTCGGGTACTCGCCGTCGATGCCGGCTCGCGCAGGTATTACGAGCGCCCGCTAATGGCGCCCCACATACCAATGGCGGTCAAAAAGTGGGGGTCGAAGCCGTATAAGCTTCGCTCCCGCCTACCTAATATGGCCGTCCAGATGACGGCCCCCGAGGGCAATAATCCGACCGGAAACCCGCCGCGCATCCAACCGATGACCGGCCAGACCCAGTACGGAAAAAAGGCGCCCGCGGCTGGCTTCGGTAATACCGGCCTGACAGGAGAAACCTGACATGTCCCGCGTTTTCAAAAAGAACTTGACACCGCTGCGCAAGCGCGGTCAGATCGATGTTCACAACGGTAAAGGCGCAGTTGAACAAACGCTGCCGTCGCGTTCTGCGCTCAGCACTCTGACGGCTGGCGACCCTGGTCAACGGACGATGAACAACTATGCCAAGGCGACCCCGATGGGATCGCCCGATATGGAAACCCCCGACATACAAGGCGAGTAAGTGGCTACAAACATTGATCTTTTCAGTGACGCGGCTCTGAAAATGCGGAACCTAAATCCGCAGGTTTTTGAGCATTTCGTCAACCTTTTCGCCGTGTATACGGACGAAGTGATCGCCGCGGTGACGGAAGCCGATGCGACAAATATCCTGGTAATGCAGGGGCGCGCCCAGCAATGCCGGGCTCTACTGCGAGTTCTACGAGAGTGCGACAAACTGAAGCAAACCAAGCCCGCACCGCTGTCCCCCTGACCGTGCGCGCATAGGAGAGTGTCATGTCGAATACCGATGTAACGCGGGATCATCCCGCTATGCCCCTTGCGCTGATTGATCAGTCGGTCAAAGTTCCGGACGCCGTAAAACGCGCCGCCGCCCTTGCCGAGAGCTTCTATTCGAAGACCCCGGCCCCTCAACCAGGCACAACCGAGCCAGCACCCCCGGCTCCCGCAGCGGCAGCGCCGCCAGCGGATGCGCCTGCCGAGCCTCAACCCGCGCCGGCGCCCGCCGCCGACGCCGCGCCGCCGCCGCCGCCCGCCGAGCCCGCGCCGGCTCCCGCCGAACCCCCGCCCGAGCCCGACGCTGATCACGATAATGTGACTGCCGAGGAGTGGAAACACCGGTTCCTGTCGATGCAGGGTCGGTTCAACGCCTCTCAGCGCAATGTCGGGTCTTTGCAGCAGCAGATGCAGGAACTGGGCGACGAACTCGTCCGAACCCAGGAAATGGTGCGAAATCAACAGGTTGAGCGTGTCCCGGATACGCCGGCGCCCAAGCTGATCACCCCCGAGGACGAAGCCGCCTATGGGCCGGAACTGATCGACCTGGCGACGCGCGCCGCGCGCCAGGCTATCGGGCCGGAACTGGACAGCCTCAAAAACGAAAATCGTGATCTAAAACAACGGGTTATCGTCCAGGCCAAGCAGGAAATGTTCGGCGTTCTGGATGGTGCCGTGCCGAACTGGCGGGCGATCAACAAGGACCAGCGATTTATTTCGTGGCTTCGTTTACCAGACGTTTACTCGCGTCGTGTACGACAATCCATGTTGAATGAAGCCTACCAAGCCGCCGACGCGCCTACGGTGCTGGCTTTCTTCAAAGGATTTTTGAAAGACGAGACAGCCACGGGCAACGCCGATCTAGTCCCGCAGCCCGAGCCGCGACCAGCGCCCCGACAAGCAGCGGTCCCACTGGAAACTCTGGCAGCTCCTGGAAGGGCACGGCCGGCTACGGGCGATACGCCTGGACCCGCTGACAAGCCAGTTTTCACACGCACCCAAATCCAAAAGTTCTATACTGACGTGCGCAAAGGCGTGTACGCCGGTAGGGACGCCGACAAGGCCCGCGACGAAAACGCGATCTTTGCCGCACAGCGAGAAGGGCGCGTAAGGGGCTAAACCAGGGGCTTATCACAATGACGTGAGAGCCCCACCACAGTACAGGGGCTTTCCATGCCGATCAATAACTCAGGTTTTCCAGGTTCCGCAACGTCCTATCCCAATCCTCCGGGTAGTTCGACGTTCGTAGCGGCGCCGTCCGGCAACACCCTCCAGAACACCGGGTTTATCCCGGAAATTTGGTCGGGCAAGCTGGTCGAGAAGTTCTATGCCAGCACGGTGCTGGCTGCGATCTCGAATACCGATTACGAAGGCGAGATCAAGAACAAAGGCGACCGCGTGAAAATCCGCACGAAGCCGTCCATCACCATCCACGACTATACCGCCGACAGCCTGCTTGGGCTCGATCGCCCGACTAGCGGCACCGTGGAGCTGTATATCGGTTCCGGCAAATACTTCTCGCTCATCCTCGATGACGTGATGGAAATTCAGTCCGACCTGAATATCCTCTCCATGTGGTCGGACGATGCGGCGCAACAGCTCAAGATCACCATTGATCGTGACGTTCTCCAGGGTCTGGTTAACGGCGCGGCTGTGACGGTCAACCGCGGCACCGCGGCTGGCTTGATCTCGGGCAGCATCAATCTGGGCGCCGGTGGCACCCCGCTCTCGGTCGTGGGCCGCAACCCCGGCTCCGGTGACGTGGAACTCCTGGACGTGCTTATGCGTCTAGGCCAGGTCCTGGACGAGCAGAACATTCCGGAGGAGGGCCGTTGGGTCGTCATGCCGGCGTGGGCTGGTCGCATGATCAAACAGTCCGAACTTCGCCAGGCGTACTTGTCTGGTGACACCGTTTCGATGCTGCGGAACGGCCGCCTCGGCATGGTCGATCGGTTCACGATCTACGTGTCGAACTTGCTGCCGAACAACAACACGGACAGCGCCGACTTCGCTTCGGGTGAATGGCCAATCTACGCCGGCCACGCCCACGGCCTGACGTTCGCCTCGCAGATCAGTAAGGTGGAAACGCTCCGGTCCGAGCTGACCTTTGGCCAAATCCTGCGCGGATTGCAGGTCTATGGGTTCCAAATCGTGGACCCGAAGGCCCTGGCCGAGGCCCGCGTCCACCCCAATTCCTAAGTGAATTGGTTTGAAAATTAAGAGCGGCGGGGGTTGATTTCCCCGCCGCTTTCGTATATATAATCAATATGACAAAAGAAGATAATCACCGAACTAAAGAGCGACTGCGTAGCGCTGCGTATTATCGGGCCAACAAGGAAGCGTGTAATGCTCGAAGTCGCGCCTGGCACGCCGCTCATAAAGACCAAGCGATAACTCGCGCCGCGGCGTGGAATAAAGCCAACCCGGAAAAGCGACGATTAAGCGTTCGCAAATGTACTTATAAAAAATATGGTACAACGCCCGACGCGGTTGAAGCTATTTTCCTTGCTCAAGGAGGCGCGTGTGCTTGTTGTAAGCGACTTACGCCTGGACATAAACACGGTTGGCAGGTTCATCATTTACATCAAAAAGGCTCTGGCGTTGTGATATTGTGCGCAAAATGTAACCGGGGGTCTAGTTTGTTTTTTGACGATCCGGCGCTATTATCTCGAATGGCGGAACTCAATTTGGCGCTAACTGTTCGTTAAGGTGTCTCTCCTACGCTATTGGGACCAGCCTGGGGTCCCAAATGTCTACTTTAGAAGTGGTTTCCGACTATATTACCGATATCCGGACCCTCCTTCAGGATGTGATCCAGCCGTACCGGTATGACGATCCTTCTTTGCTGACCGCTTTCAATGTGAGCTTGCTCGAAGCGCGGCGCCTGCGCCCCGATCTGTTCGTGTATATGCATCACGAAAAAGTTCCCAGCTTCAAAGTTGTGGATACTTCCCAAGTCAATATCGAGCCGCCATTCCGGTTGGCGTTCGTTTATGGGAGCGCTTCTCACGCGCTCGCGCGCGACCAGGAAGACGTGCAGGATGCCCGAGCAACTTCGTTCATGGCTACGTTCACTGAAATGTTGACCGGCGTTAAACCGACCCCGGTTCAGGGCGGCACGCCAGGCGGTGGAGTTCGTCAATGAGCGCGCGTCAAGCCGATCTCGATCATCTGCTCGATCAAGCACGCACCAAATTGCCGGGCTCGTCTGATGCTGGCATAAAGGGC